AATGCATTTATGGGAAGACCTGAATTAATATTTGAATAATAGGCCTCCTAAACAGTTACAGTATCAGAAATAATAGGGTACTTAAAAGGAAAAAGTTCGCTGATGATATTTGAAAAGCATGCGAATTTAAAATATAAGTACGGAAACAGGCATTTCTGGTGTCGAGGATATTATGTAGACACAGTAGGGAAGAATACAGCGGCAATCAAAGAGTATATCCAAAATCAGCTAAAAGAGGATTTAGAATACGACCAGATGTCGTTAGTAGAGTATATCGACCCGTTTACGGGTGAGCCGGTAAAGAAAAACAAAAAATAAACCGCTTGGAGCGGTAGTAGGAAATCAAAGCAAACCAGCAAGCCCCTATTGGGGCTGCGCCGGAATAAGGAAGCACTGAAAGCGCCCTTTTAAGGGCGGCTGAAAATGTGGTGCAGTTGGCAGACCTTCAGTGCGCCTTCCGGGCGCAAGCAGGTAATAGCCCCTTATAGGGGCGGGGCAAGCCACCGGCTAAGCCGGTGGTCTTGACTTTTTACTATTGCTTATTTTATCGTACGTAAAACCTGAAGGACACCATCATTCATATTCGTATCTGCGACAAAACGCGTCAGACCTTTGATTTCCTTTCTTGCATTCCCGATGGCATAACTGTAATCCGCGCGCAGCAGCATGCTGGCATCATTCATGTTATCGCCGAAGGCCATGGTTTCCTGCGGTGAAATTCCGTGCATGTTCTGATATTCGGAAAGCGCAATCCCCTTATCCGCATTAATCGGCGTAAAATTCATCCACTGCTTTCCAGCGCACACAAGCTGCAGCTCCCGATGTCCATGCCATTTCTGATACAACCCCTGATGTGCGATTTCCTCAGCTGCCGTGGGATGATACAGCTCCACGCTGAGAATTCCGTCATCGGCAGGCAAATCCTCAGGCATTCTCCTCAACTTGGTAATATCCAGCTGATACCCTTCTGTCAGCCAACGGTAAAGCTCATCGGCGCCTTCTTTTACATACCCGTCCTTCAGTGCGGAAATATAGGTCGTGCAGCCGGGAAGCGCTTCAATTTCCCAAACCAGCTCCATAGCCAGCTCATGTCGGATTGTATAGCATGACAGCAGGCCGCCCTGATAAATCGTACGAGCTCCGTTATCGCAGATAAAAAGAATATCATCAATTACGGGAGCAAACAGTTTTTTCAGGCTCGAATAAGAACGTCCGGATACTGCGGCAAAAAGGATTCCGGCTTTTTTCAGACGCCGTATCTGGTCAAAATATTCCGGATTCAGCTCATGTCCGCCATCAGGCACAAGCGTGCCGTCCACATCAGAACAGATCAATTTAATCATGGAAAACCTCCCTCAGTCTTCTGTATTCAGAAACAACGGTAATACGCAGCTGCCCGAACCGTTGGTTATTATCGTAAAAATATATTACTCATTGTAGTCTTAACAAAGGGAATCCGTCAATACGGGTCTGAGAAAAAAAGAATTAAAAAAGAAACATAATTTTTTCCCCTTGATTCGCCCCAATTCAACAATTTCTTTTTTCATAAGGCTATGTTATGATAAAGAAAGCAGAAATTCAGGGGAAATGACGGCAGACGGCCGTCAGCTCCGGTAAGAGATAAAGGAGAGCTCATGCAGGATTTTCGGATGGAAACCTTTCTGGCGGTATGCCGGAATCTGAATTATACAAAAGCTGCGGAGGAACTGTGCATTACGCAGCCAGCGGTATCCCAGCATATAAGACATCTGGAGGAATACTATGGCACCAGGCTTTTTATCAGCGAGGGAAAAAAGATGGTGCTCACCGAAGCCGGGCGGCTTCTTCAGAGCGCGGGCCTGACCATGCGCCACGACGAGTGCGCTCTGAAGGAACAGATGGCCAGGGCCGGCGCGGAGGGCCGCAGTCTGCATATGGGGGCAACCATGACCATTGGCGAGTTCGTGCTTCCCTTTATGCTCAACCGTTTTATGTTGAACGAGCCGGAAGCCACCGTCCATGTCACTGTGGCCAACACAACGGACCTGCTGCGCTCTATTGACGAAGGAAAGCTGGATTTTGCGCTGGTGGAAGGTTATTTTTCGGGCGGAGATTACGACTACCAGATATATTCCACCGAAAAATACATCCCGGTAGCTGGCGCTGCCTACCATCTGCAGGCCTCATCGCGGGGAAAAAAACTGCTCCGCACCGAAGATTTGCTTTCGGAACCCATTCTCATCAGAGAGCAGGGCAGCGGCACAAGAGAGGTCCTGGAACGAATACTGGAGGGAAAAAACCTGGCAGTAAGAGATTTCCGGAAAATCCATGAAATAAACAATCTCCAGGTCATGAAATACCTGATCCGCGAAGGCCGCGGAATCACTTTCCTCTATGAGGCGGCGGTCCGCCAGGAGCTTGAGCAGGGCATTCTGCGCGAAATCAGGCTGAAGGATTTCAGCGTGGAGCATGATTTCTATTTTGTATGGAGAAAAGGAAGTATTTACGGTTCGGAATATAAAGAGATTTTTAAACAATTGAAGGGTGAAGAATACGATGGAAAAGAAACGCGGGAATAAGATGACGGGCAGGGAATATAAAGATGGGGGAAATAGCAGGGGAGATGGTAAACGGAGAGAAAAGGGGAACTGGGATGAGATTGGTGGAGATAATAAGAGCAGAGATAATATGAGATGGGATGGTAAAGTCAGAGTTAGTAAAAGCAGGGATGATATAAGTAGAGATAGTAAAGGTAGAGATAATAAAAGCAGTAATGTGGCGGCACAGAATTTTATTGGGAAGGATAGCGTTAGCAAGAGGGTGAAGGTGAGGAAGGATAAAATTATGAGCGGACGGCCTTCAGATGGAAGAGGGGTGGCAGGTAGGACTTTGGCAGGGAAATATAAAGATGAGGAGGAAAAATCTGCTGCTGGCAGAAGTATGTTCGGTAAAGCAGATGGAAGGTCTGTATCTGGTAGAACCATATCAGGAAAATCGACGGACGGGAAATCTGTAGCCGGTAGAAATATGTCAGGAAAATCGGTATATGGAAAAAATGTTTCTCAAAAATATATATCTGGTCAGGACAAATCCTCTGGCAGACAACAGTACGATCAAAGAAATAAGTCTGTGAGTAAAAAATATGAGGTAGATGCAAAAAGTGATATAGACCAAAGAAGCGGCAGAAGAGAAACAAAGTGTCCATATGAAAAGAAGTGCGGCAGCTGCAGGTATCTGTACCTGTCCTACGAAGAGCAACTGAAGAAAAAAGAAGCTTTTGTCAGGCAGGAACTGGAAAAATGCCCTGAACTGAAAGGCCATTTTAATCCGATTATCGGCATGGAGAATCCATGGAATTACAGAAACAAGGTAACAGCAATTTTTGACAGAGACAGAAAAGGCAATCCGGTATCTGGAGTTTACGAGGAAGGAACCCATAATGTAATTCCAGTGGAGCGCTGTCTGATAGAGGATGAACTTGCAGACCGGATTATCGGTACGATCCGCAGAATGCTGAAATCTTTTAAAATTAAGGTTTATGATGAGGATTCCAGATACGGACTGCTGCGTTATGTCTTGGTACGAAGAGCCTTTGCTACCGGCGAGGTTATGGTGGTATTGGTTACAGCCTCACCGGTGCTTCCTTCAAAAAGGAATTTTACGAATGCATTGCTGAAAGCTCATCCGGAAATCACTACAGTGATTCAGAATGTAAATTCGCGTACTGACAGTCTGATATTGGGGGACAAGCAGCAGGTCCTTTATGGAAAAGGCTATATTGAGGATGTTTTGTGCGGCTGCAGATTCCGTATTTCCCCGGCTTCTTTTTACCAGATTAATCCGGTGCAGACGGAAAAACTGTATAAGAAGGCCATAGAGTTGGCTGGTCTGAAGGGAACAGAAACAGTAATCGATGCTTACTGTGGAATCGGAACGATTGGCCTGATTGCCGCTTCCAAGGCAAAAAATGTGATTTCTGTGGAACTGAATCCGGATGCGGTAAAGGATGCTATTGTTAATGCTAAAATAAACGGGATTAAGAATGTGCGTTTTTATAAAGCAGATGCTGGACAGTTCCTGACACAGATGGCAGAGGAAGGCGCTAAGGCGGATGTATTGCTGATGGATCCGCCTCGGAGCGGGAGCACGGAAGAGTTTCTGCAAAGCGCAGCATTGCTTGGACCTGAGAAAATTGTGTATATTTCCTGCAATCCTGTGACGCTGGGGCGGGATTTGATGGTGCTTAGGAAGTTGGGGTATCGGGCAGAGGAGGTTTGGCCGGTGGATATGTTTCCGTGGAGCGGACACGTTGAAACTGTATGCCTTCTAAACCGCAGAAATGGCTAATCTATGGCTTCCTAATGAATGGAAAATGTAGTCTTGCCTACCATTTGCCTACGCTTTTTTCGGATGGTAGGCAAGACCTTTTCAGGAAATGCCCTTCGCTAGGATAGTCAAGGAATCATCCTGCATTTTTTCGGTATTGAAGACATACCGATTAATGGTAGTCTGAATATCCTTGTGGCCCAGGCGTTCCATGACAGTTCTGGGTTGAGCGCCTCCTTCTGCCAGTAGGGTCCCGTGGGTGTGACGCAGGCAGTGGCTGTGGAATAGCGGATTGCCCAGTTCCTCATGAATTACCTTGGAACAATACTTGAAGGAGTAGGGAGTCAGAAGTTCACCGTTTTCTTTGACGCTGATAGGCATGATCTCTTTTCCAACAATTTCGATATTTGCGGGAGCCTGGAAAATCAAGTCTCCATCCAGAAGATAGGTTTTAGTAAAATATGGGCCATACTTTATCATGTTTTTCTTCCGATTTCGTATTTCGTCCTTAAGGATTTTTTCATATTCGGGAAGAATCCTTATAGTTCTGACAGAATCATATTTTGGCGTCCGATAGTACCAATTTTTATTTTCTTTGGAAAGCTGATGCCGGATTGTTACTTCGTGCTTTTCAAAATTGACATCATGGAGAAGGTCAAGGCCATAGGTTTCCCCAAGACGGGTGCCACAATGATATCCGGTCATCAGTGGGATGTAAAAGTTGCTGCCAGGGCCGAAACGATCTATTATGGCCGCAAAGTCTGTTTTGCTGCAGATGTATTCCATGTGCTCTTTTTGATTTTTATTTTGCACAATCTTAGGAATCCGCACATAATCGCACGGGTTGTATTTGATATATTTACACGGGTATACCGCATAATTAAGCGCCCCGGAAAGACAGGAGAGGGAATTCGAAACCATGTTCTTGGAATAACCTTTGCGTTTCATGCTGTCCACCCATCGTTGGATAGTGTCCGTTTCCAGGGCGGCAAGCCGGTATACGCCGAATGTCGGCTTGAGGTGTAGCCTTATTTTGCTTTCGTAATCCTTCTGGGTATTGTAAGCCAGATTCAGAAGTACATAGTTTTCATACCAATAGTCAAGATAATCGGACACGCTTACTTCAGAAGGCTTGAAGCTCCGGCCAGTGTTGTCGTACTCCGCTTTAGCCTGTATGCCTGCTTCTTGAGCCTCTGCCTTGGTGCGATATCCTCCCTTTGAGATTGGATTCCTCTTCCCATCAATTTTCGCTCCCTCGAATGACCATTCCCATGTTTTTCCACGTTTTCGTGTTCGTAACTGTCCCATTTTGTACCATCCTTTCTTAAAAAAGAGTATAAAAAATACATCTATTGCCAAAACAGATGTAAGGATGATATAATCAATTTGCGGAAGGTTATATCGTACATCTGTATGGTATAGCGATACGGATTGCCTTGGCTTATGCCAGGGCATTTCTTATATAATTAGATGACAGATCTCATTCTAATAACATCTCTTGCCCGACTGTTGTGGGCATCGTACTCAATTCTCTGAGAATCTGTTTTTTCAAAATCAAAATTTTTAATATGCCCCAGTGCATGCTTGTACGCCTCTTGCTGGCGTTCCCACGTTAACCTGGAATTAATAAATATAGTATAGGAACCGTCTGGGTTTTGAATTACATGCTCTGATACATTTACGTCCATATCGAGGTAACGTACAAAAATATCACTCATTCTCACCATTCCTTTCTACGGATTAATAGTATCAAATACTAAGTCCAATAAAAGGGACAGTAAAAACATATCAATTAATCATCTGAACCATTCTCTGCTTCATACAGCGTTTTCATGAATTGTAAATGTGCCCTTAATTTTTCCGGTGACATTTTTCTGCTCATATCAAAAAGTGATTTCATGTCCGGATTTTCAAAAATTTCTTGAGCGATAGCAGCGGTTTCATCATCAAGATAATACTGCAGTTTTGTTTCTTTACCGGTAGTAAGGTACTCAAGTGTAACTCCGAAAAAATCTGCAATCTTCTGTAATTTATCAACCTTAGGAGTACTTTTACCTTTTTTCCAGTCAGAGAAGGCCATGTTTGATATCCCTGTGGCGGCAGCTACATCTGAAGTTTTAAGTCCATGCTTCTTTAGCAATTCAGCAAAAATTTCATACATAGAAATTCCTTTCCGAAAAAAATAAAGAAAACCGTAAATATGGTATTGACAATTAAGAAAAACCATAATATACTAGACCCATAGATTAAGGAAAACCGTAAAAATATGAGCTATCTTTAAATGTTTCATTATTTAATTTATCTGGTAAATAAATTATAACGGAAATCCTTAATAAAATCAACATATTTTTAAGGAAAGGAGTAAAAATGTATAAGAAATACGCTGACCTACGAGAACGAAGGAAGGTTACTGATTACCGGGTTTCGAAAGAAACAGGGATTCCCCAGATGACATTGTCTGATTGGAAACACGGAAAGAGTAAGCCAAAGGTAGATAAGCTTAAAATTCTTGCTGACTACTTTGACGTACCGCTTACTTATTTCATTGAGTAGTATAACAAAAGTGTTGTCCTATAAATAGGACTTGTGTAACCGATGTGTGGTAAAAAAAGCAAGGAGGAACCATGAACGAATTAAAAGTAACAGGGCGACAGAAATTTATGGGGTTGGAAATCCCGGTAGTTCTCGGAGGGTTCGGAGAAGGAAAGAAATGCATCTCTGATAAGACAGTGGCCGAAATTCACGGGATGGAAATGTTTAAAGTACGTGAACGAATACAGAGTAATATTAAACACTTTCAGGAAGGTATCGACTTTATTGATATAAAGCAACGTATCCTTTTGGCGGATACGTTGGAAACAAAAGAATATTTAATTGCTCTTCTTACTGAATTGGGCTATGCGAAGCAGTCAATTACCCAGGCGGAACATATTTATATCCTGTCAGAACGCGGTTATGCGAAGCTGATTAAGATTATGGATACGGATCTGGCATGGGAAATCCATGACAAACTGATTGATGAGTATTTTGAGATGCGAGAGGGAAGGCGCTTTTATGATGAACTTTCCCCGGAGCTTCAGGCAATATTTGCCCATGATAAGAAAATCCAGGTGATTGATAAGCGGCTTGACCATATTGAGAATACAATGACGATCGATTATGGCCAGCAGCAGGAACTGCGGAATATCGCAAAATGCAGGGCACTTACTATTATCGGCGGGAAGGATTCCAGGGCTTATACATTTATATATCCCTCTAAAGGCAAATTTGATAAGCCAATCCGCCTATATGGCAGGCTTAATTCCCGGATGTGGCATGACTACCAGGACTATTTCAGAATTAATTCTTACCGAAATACGCCAGCAGTACGCTATGAGGAAGCCGTTGCCTATTTAAATAGGTGGACAGCCCCTATAAATATACAGCTGGATATTGAGAAAGCCAACGCAGTTGAATTTGATGATTATGATGTTTTGAATTAACCAGACCAGAATAAGAAGGAGAAAAAATTTATGAAGAAGAAAGAAGCTTTAGCCGTATTAGATGCACGCTTACTGTCCTTGGGTGAAGAATCTACTGACCTGTTTACTGAAGAAGATGTTGAAAAGAAAATCAGAATTCTGTCTGATGAAGATAAGGGGCTTGAGATTACAGTTTTTGAACTTGGATGCTCCATTCTTGCAAAGGCATATGTTAAAGAAATTAAAGATTTCATGGGATGTTAGGGCGATTATTAATAAAACCGCAAAAAGTAAAGGAGGGACGGTCCGCATGGTGGAGCCTTATAAACCCCTTTATACAGTCCCAGAGACGGCAAAAGTGCTTAGGGTTAGCACAAATGCCGTGTATGATCTGATGAACCGGGGAAGGCTTCCTTACCTGCTCCTGGGATCTAAAAAGGTAAGGGGGAGTGACCTGGAAAAGTTCATTGAAAAATATCCCACAGAAGGAGGTGAAGAAGATGCAGGAAGTAACGCTGGAGGAAGTCCTGGAGCTGTACGAACAGGGTGTGACATGGCTGATTAATGATGGCCAGTGCCATCAGGAAGGAGAAAGGTGAGAAAAATGCTTACAAAAGAAATGGAATTACTGGTAACCGAAAACATGGGTCTTGCGGGCTACGCAGCCAAACAGTTTTTAAGCACGGGAATTGACTATGAAGAACTCTGTTCCCTGGCTTATCTGGGCTTGACGAAGGCAGCCGGAAGCTTTAATGCAGAAAAAGGTAAGTTCGCTACCTACGCGATGCGAGTCATGCGGAATGAGATTCTGATGTATCTGCGGCGGAATAAGAAGCACAGGCAGTGTGTGTCCTATGACGCATTGATGCGTTCAGGTGACGAGGATACTGACACTTTTCTTAGTATTTTTGAATGCGAGGATCCGGAACTGGAACGGGTTGAGAATATAGGCCTGTATGACTTTCTGGTAGAAGAGCTGTCAGAACTGGAAAAACAGGTTGTAGACCTGATTATCATCCAGGGAAAATCGCAGACGGATTTGGTGCCTCAACTGAGGATGTCCCAGCCCTATATCAGCCGTGTCAAGAGGAGGGCGATCCAAAAGATGAAACAAAAAATGACCCCGCAGCTCTGCAAAGCTGCAAGGCCAGATAGGAATAACCAAACACTTATAGTATAACACGTTTTAAGCAGAAGGGAAGTAAAATTTATGAATTATGACTGGCTGAAATATAAAGATATAGTGAAATACCCTTACCCTAACCTGATGGCAGAAATAAAGGAATCCGGGTATTCCATCTGTACTGTATCACAATATATGGGATATGGTATGTGTCCGGAAAATGATGCACGGATATGGGATAAGCTCATGGGTGTTACCCCGATCCTTGCTGCAGAAGGATTTTCCCTTGCGCGTTTATTTGAAGCAAACATGGAGTACCTGTTCAGCCATACTCTGACAACAACGGATGGTATCCCCTATGCAAAAATTAAATGGTAAGAAGAGCATGGCCGTTTTAGACAGAATGATACAGCGCCGTTGTTCAGGAGGATTATTACAGCATTGCCAGTGGAATACCTTAATGAAATGGAACGGACACTGGCGCCGAAAGAGAGTGATAAGACGATTGCGGCAGCAATTGCAGATATCCGCGCTGAAAGAGTGAAGAGAGAATATGAAAGGAAAAGGAAGATGGATAATCTGGAGATTAAGAAAACACTGTTTGCCTTCCCTCCCAAAAAGGAAGGGGGCTGGCGTAAGGAATTAAACCTCGTCAGCCGGTATGGCAAGGAGCCGGTATACGACCTGCGGGAGTGGAGCGAAGACCACTCCAAAATGAGCAAAGGAATCACGCTCACCAATAGTGAGCTGATGATATTAAAAGAAAAACTACAGGAGGTAGAGTTATGATTCACGTAGAATTTAGGGATTTTGATGACATGGTGGGGTTTGCACGGCAGCTGATGGGCCAAGTACAGACGGCAGGTACAGAGACTGCTCCAGCTGCAGTGCAGCAGCCCGCAGCAGAACGGGCATCCACCGGAAGGACAAGAAAGAGTAAGCCAGTAAAAGAAGAGACTCCGGTAGAGGAAGAAGCGCCTGGAGAAGAACCTCAGGAAGAAAAGGGAGAAGAACCCACGGCACAGGAAGAGCCACATTATTCCCTTCCCGATGTGAGGGCGAAGCTTGCGGAACTGCAGAAGGCAGGAAAACGCCAGCAGGTACAGGCCCTGATTCAGAGTTATGGTGTAGACAAGCTGACACAGATACCGGAGAACAGGTATCAGGAACTGATGGAGAAAGCGGGGGAAATTTAATGCCTGATGTTCATGCAAAATTAAGCGCCAGCGGTGCAAAACGGTGGATGGCCTGTCCGCCGTCAGCCAGCCTGGAGAAAGATATTCCGGACAAGGGAAGCAGCTACGCCCAGGAGGGAACCTTTGCGCATTCGATGGCAGAATTGATTCTCCGGTACAACAACGGGGAACTGTCAAAGAAGGACTTTTCCGCACAAATGAAGAAACTACAGGCAGATGAAAATTACAATAAAGAGCTGGAGGATTATGTATCCGACTATGCAAACAACGTATGGGAGATATATAACAAAGCAAAAGCTGCCTGCCCGGATGCGTTGATTATGTTTGAACAGCGTCTGGATTTTTCTGAATACGTACCGGAGGGATTCGGGACTGGCGACGTGGTGATCATTGCAGATGACATGCTGCAGGTGATTGACCTGAAATATGGCAAAAGAGTGGGAGTCTCAGCCAAAGAAAACCCGCAGCTGCGCTTGTATGGCATAGGGGCCTATCAGGAATATTCTATGCTGTACGACATTGGTAGGGTGAAAATGACCATCATCCAGCCGCGCCTTGAGAACATATCTACAGAAGAGTTATCCGTGGAGGAACTGCTGGCCTGGGGAGAAAACGAAGTAAGGCCGAAGGCCCTGCAGGCAATGGCAGGGGAGGGGGACTTTCAGGTGGGTGATCACTGCCGATTCTGTAAGGCCCGGGCTGTCTGCCGGGCACGCGCAGAATATAACCTGGAACTGGCAAAGCTGGAATTTGAAATACCGCCGCTGCTGGACAAGTCAGAGATAGGAGATATCCTGCGGCGGATTGATGAACTTGTTTCCTATGCCAAGGATATCCAGGAGTATGCATTCAGTGAAGCGCTTAAGGGTGAAAAGTTCGACGGGTGGAAGCTTGTGGAAGGCAGGAGCAGCCGGAAATATGCCGACGATAAGGACGTAGAAATGGTACTGACAGGGGCTGGATATAAAGAGGATGCCATACACAAGCCTCGGGAACTTTTGGGAATTATGGATATGTCGAAGCTTCTGGGCAAGAAAAAGTTTGAAGAACTCCTGGCAGATAAACTTGTTAAGCCAGCAGGTAAGCCCGTGCTTGTGCCAGAAACTGACAGCCGGCCAGGACTGAGTACGATTTCAGCTGCTCAGAATGATTTTTCGGAGGACGCTCCTCCAGATGATTATGAAACCTGCCTGGGAGAAATGATGGTGCTGGAAGCCATTCCACCACACCAGCCTCTGCAGCACTATCTGGATACACTGGGTAATAAATATAGTGAAGCCGCGCTCAGGAAGGCCTATGAAGTAACTGTAAATAACAATCAGAAATAGAAAAAGGAGAATACAGAGTATGAGTACAAAAACAGCACAGCCTACAAAAGTAATTACCGGGAAGGTGAGATTCAGCTATGTGAATATTTTCAAGTCCAGGGCATTCCAGCCCGGGCAGGACGAAAAGTTCTCCATCTGCCTGCTGATTCCTAAAAAGGACAAGAAAACCGTGGCAGATATCCAGAAAGCCATTAATGCGGCCGTTCAGGTGGGCATATCTGAAAAATGGGGAGGCAAGAAACCGGCGAACCTTAAGCTGCCGCTGCGCGACGGAGATGAAGAAAGAGCTGACGAAGCGGAAGAGTACGAAGGCATGTACTTTCTGAACGCTAACAGCAACCAGAAGCCCGGAATCATTGACATGTACAAAAATGAGATTCTGGATCCCACAGAGGTATATTCCGGATGCTGGGGGCGCGCTTCCATTAATTTCTTCCCCTTCAATAGTAATGGAAACAAGGGGGTTGCAGTTGGCCTGAACAATATTCAGAAGCTGGGGGATGACGAACCGCTGGGAGGAACAAGGGCATCCGCAGAAGCTGATTTCGATGATGATTTTGACGATGATGACCTGTTAGGGTGATGCTTATGACGCTGAATGTGGATATTGAAACATACAGCAGCGTGGATATTAAAACGGCTGGGGCTTACGCTTATGCGGAAGCCCCGGACTTCCAGGTGCTGCTGATTGGTTACCGCTTTGATAATCAGGATGTAAAAGTGATTGACCTGACCGATCCATTGGTGGATCCTTACACAGACTTCCCGGAGTTTTGGGAAGGACTGTTTAATCCGGACGTCCTTAAGACTGCCTACAATGCAAATTTTGAGAGGACATGTCTGGCTGCCTGGCTGAAAAGGCCGATGCCCCCTCAGCAATGGCAATGTACCGCAGTGCTGGCTGCAACCCTGGGGCTTCCGGCGACGCTGGGACAGGTAGGCGCCGCGCTGGGCCTTCCTGAGGATAAGCAGAAAGATAAGGTAGGCAAGAGCCTGATTGATTATTTCTGTAAACCCTGCAAGGCCACAAAAACTAACAGTGGTAGGACCCGGAACCTTCCCGCAGATGCGCCGGAGAAGTGGGAGCAGTTTATGGAATATAACAGGCAGGATGTTGTTGCGGAAAGTAGCATCCGTGAGAAGCTGATAATCTATCCGGTTCCGGAGAATGAGCAGAGGCTATGGGAGCTTGACCAGCAGATGAATGATTATGGCGTGCAGCTGGATATGGATCTGGTGCAGAAGATTATCCGGTACGATGATATTTATGGAGAACGGCTGAAACAAGAAGCCAGGGAACTGACAGGATTAAACAATCCAAACAGCCTTGCCCAACTAAAGGAATGGCTGAATAGCAATTATGGGTTACATGTCACCAGCATAACGAAGGATACCATCCCTCAAATTATGGAGGAATTGGAAAAGAAAGAGTATGATATTACACCTGCTGTCAGAATGCTGAAAATCAGGCAGGAGTTGGGAAAGACCAGCACAAAGAAGTACCAGGCCATGGTTAATGCGATATGCCGGGACAGCCGGCTTCGGGGAATCCTGCAATTTTATGGGGCGAATCGAACTGGGAGATGGGCGGGAAGAATCGTGCAGGTGCATAATCTTCCACAGAATAAGATTCCGGATCTGGAACTGGCACGGCAGCTGGTAAAGGAGGAAGATTTTGAAACGCTGGAGCTTTTATTCCAGGGAACACCCTTCGTTTTTTCCCAGCTTATCAGGACTGCGTTCGTACCGTCTGAGGGGTGCCGGTTTGTGGTATCAGACTTTTCGGCCATAGAGGCCCGGGTGATTGCCTGGCTGGCGGATGAGGAATGGCGCCTGGAGGTATTCCAGACCCATGGAAAGATATATGAAGCCTCTGCATCCCAGATGTTCCATGTACCGATGGAAAATATTAAAAAAGGCAGCAAGCTGAGACAGCAGGGAAAGATTGCGGAACTGGCGCTGGGCTATGGTGGTGCTTTCGGAGCCATAAAGGCCATGGATAAGGAAGGCAGTATTCCGGATGATGAAATCCCCATGCTGGTATCAAATTGGCGTGCTGCAAGCCCCCATATCTGCCGATTCTGGCGGAACGCGGAAGCCGCGGCAAAGACAGCAATACAGGAACGCAGAACAGTGAAGCTAAAACATGGTCTGGCCTTTTCCTATATTAATGGAATTCTCTTTATCACGCTTCCCTCTGGACGCAAGTTGGCTTACTATGACGCCAAAATCGAAGCAGGTAAGAAAGGCGACTGTATTACCTATGCTGGAGTGGAGCAGGAGACAAAGCACTGGGGACGGCTGGAAACATGGGGAGGCAAGCTTGCGGAAAACATTGTGCAGGCTACCGCAAGGGACTGTCTGGCCGTGACTATGATGAGGGTGTCAGCTGCCGGATATCAGATCGTAATGCATGTCCATGATGAGATTATTGTAGAAACTCCGCTGGAAGATACAGGGGCGCTGAAAAAGATAACGAATATCATGGGTGAACCTATTTCATGGGCGCCGGAGCTGCCGTTGCGTGGGGACGGGTACGAAACCGATTTTTATAAGAAAGATTAGCGAGGTGTTGTATGGGAATCGAAAAATTACAGGATTATCGTGTGTCAATTAAATATGATGGTTCCCTGCAGATATCCACCGGCCGCAGCCGGCATGAAAAGGCCTGGAAGAATAAAAGAATATATTGGTCCCAGTTCCTGATAAAACTGCGGGAACCTACCCGGACGCCGGAAACCTATAAAGAATATGTGAAGCTCTCAAAGGCCGAACAGGACCAGATTAAGGATATCGGAGGATTTGTAGGCGGGACATTGAAAGAGGGCCGCAGAAAGGCTGAAAACGTGTCTGGTAGGCAGATGCTGACACTGGACATGGATACCGCGCCGGTGGGATTCCTGGACGATGTTGCGCTGGGAATTGTACCTCTGGACTTTGCGTGGGCGATTTATACTACCCATAAGCATTGCCCGGAAAAACCCAGGCTCCGGTTACTGATACCGCTGGACCGTGAAGTGACGCCGGATGAATATGAGGCGATTGCCCGGAAGATTGCAGACAGCATAGGTATGGACTACTTTGATGATACCACGTACCAGCCCAGCCGCCTGATGTACTGGCCCTCTGTTTCTTCAGATGGGGAGTACCTGTTTGATTATTATGACCTTCCCTGGCTACAGGCGGATGAAGTTCTGTCGTCTTATCCTGACTGGACAGATACCAGCTATTGGCCGGAGAGCAGCAGGGCGCAGTCCGCACGAAGAAAGCTGGCAGAGAAGCAGGGCGATCCCAGCGAAAAGCCGGGGCTGATAGGCGCCTTTTGCCGTACTTATTCGGTGGAAGAGGCCATGGAGAAATTCCTGCCCGGGGTGTATGTTCCTTGTAATATGCCTGACCGGTACACTTATGCGGCTGGTTCTACGGCTGCGGGGCTTGTTATCTATGATGGGAAGTTTGCCTACAGCAATCATGCCACAGACCCCTGCAGCGGTAAGCTATGCAACGCTTTTGATTTTGTCCGGATCCATAAGTTTGGCAGCCAGGATGATTCCGTCCCCGCGGATACAGCAGGGACGAAGCTGCCAAGCTATAAGGCAATGATGGACCTAATCACGGCCGACACAGAAACCAAGCTGACCATAGGCAGGGAAAAGAAAGAGCAGGCCGAGGCGGACTTTCAGGAATATGAAAACGATGAATGGATGGGACTTCTTACCTATAATAAAGGCGGTATGGAAAAGAGCCTGAATAACGCACTACTGATACTGCAGCATGATCCGGAGCTTAAAGCTATTGTGTTTAATCAGATGGCAGATAATCTGGAGCTAAAAGGTGACGTCCCATGGAAACATCCGGGAAGGTTCTGGAGGGATGCCGACGATGCGCAGCTGGAAGCTTATCTTTCAGGATGCTACACAGAATTTTCAAAAGCAAAAATTATGTCCGCAATTACAAAGGTTGCCGATGACAGGTCATATCATCCTGTGCGTGAATATTTAGACGGTTTACCTCAGTGGGATGGGATACCGCGGGTTAATACTCTTCTTATTGATTATCTGGGAGCCGAAGATTCCCCTTATATAAGAGCGATAACACGGAAAACACTGTGTGCCGCTATCCATAGGGTGAGGTATCCAGGATGTAAATTCGATACAGTACTTGTGCTCTGCGGTCCTCAGGGAATCGGGAAAAGTACCCTTATAGCTAAACTGGGTATGGAATGGTTTTCTGATAGCCTTAATCTGGCCGATACCAGAGATAAAACAGCCGCAGAAAAATTACAGGGTTATTGGATAATTGAAATTGGCGAACTGGCGGGCATTGGGAGCGCTGGTGTTAAAACCCTCAGAAGCTTCATTACCACTCAGGATGATAAATATCGGGCAAGCTATGGCCGCAGGGTGAGTTCCCATCCAAGGCAGTGCATTTTAATAGGAACTACAAATTCAGAGGATGGATATCTGAATGATGTAGAAGGCGGCCGCAGATTTTGGCCTGCAAGAACACCTATGATAGGAAAGAAAAAGGTATGGGATATTACACAGGAGGAAGTAGATCAAATTTGGGCCGAAGTTATGGTCTTCGTTGCGTCCGGAGAGTCTCTTATCCTGGCTGGTGATGTGGCTGAGGAAGCAGTCAGACAGCAAAAGGAAGCCATGATATCAGACCCAAGGAGTGAGAAAGTAAAAGAGTATCTGGACCGTCTGCTTCCAGATGATTGGTATGAGAGGGATTTAGACAGAAGAAGGGATTTTCTTTATGGTTCCGAGCATCCTGTTCCAGAAGCCGCTTTAAGACGTGATTATGTGTGTACACAGGAAATATGGTGCGAGTGTTTTGGAAACAGCATAACTAAAATGCTTCCACAGGATACATACATGATAAAAAGGATTATGGCTAAAATGGAGGGGTGGGAAAATAAAGGAGAAAGAAGATATCTGGGAGCAGATTATGGACGACAAAGAGTGTATGAGAGGAATGGGACAACCTATGGGACAACCCATGGGACAACCTCTCAAAATGGGACAACCTCAGAAGGTAATGGGACAACCTAAAAAATGGGTTGTCCCGGTAGTTGTCCCGTGAGTTGTCCCACGAAAAAACCAGTAAAATTGATGGTTTCAGCCTTAATGGGACAACTGGGACAACTTTTATTCCCTATAGCTTAAAAATAAAGGATATAAAGAGAAATAGAGTTAAAACCTGCGTTTATGTGCTCATACGCGTGCGAGGTGTCCGGTTGTCCCAAGTGACAGGAGATGATGAGATGCTTGAAAAAGATATAGAAAGTTGGTTAGGAAAGCAGGTGGAAGGAATGGGTGGCCTATCATTCAAATTCGTTTCCCCGGGAAATCCAGGGGTGCCTGACCGGATATATGTGTTACCCTCCGGAAGAGTTTGGTTTGTAGAGCTGAAACAGCAATTTGGAAGAATAGCCAACATACAAAAATGGCAGCGCGACAGGCTGATAAAGATGGGGTGCAATTACAGATTGGTGAAGGGAATGGATGATGCCAGATTATTTGTAAAGGAGCTGAAAGATGCGTTACGAACCGCATGATTACCAGAAATACGCATCAGATAAAATCATAGAGCTTCCGGCCTGTGGGCTGCTGTTAGAAATGGGGTTAGGTAAAACAATCAGCACACTGACCGCGATTGATGAATTGATGTATGACCGCTTTGAAGTGTCAAAGGTCCTTGTGATAGCCCCTAAAAGGGTCGCTGAAGATACCTGGACAGCGGAAGCTGGAAAATGGGATCATGTCAGGCATCTGACTTTCTCAAAAATACTGGGAAGTGCAAAGCAGCGGGAAGCAGCCCTGAAAGAAAAAGCGGATATTTATTTGATTAACAGGGAAAATGTGGTGTGGCTGGTGGAACGCCTGAAAAGGCAATGGCCTTTTGATATGGTGGTGATAGATGAACTTTCGTCTTTCAAGTCAAATTCCGCGAAACGCTTTAAGGCTTTGCGGTCTGTCCGCCCGCTGGTAAAAAGATTTGTAGGTCTGACTGGGACGCCGGCGCCCAACGGTCTATTGGATTTATGGCCGCAGATTTATCTTCTGGACGGCGGGGTACGGCTGGGAAAGACCTTTACCGGATATAAGGATAGGTATTTCCTTCCCGGGAAAAGGAATGGGTATGTTGTCTACAGCTGGACATTGAAGGAGGGAGCCGAGCAGACCATCCACCGGAAAATTGCGGATATCTGTATCAGTATGAAGGCGAAGGATTACCTGCAGCTGCCGGAAAAAGTTGTGAACGATATTTATATCCACCTGTCTCCCGATGAAATGGATAGATATTGGGAGCTGGAAAAGCAAAGGCTCCTGGAGCTGGAGGGACAGGAAATTACAGCACTGACAGCTGCTGCAGCCTATGGAAAACTTCTGCAGCTGGCAAATGGCGCAGCTTATGATAATGGTGGGAATGTTGTTCCCTTCCATGACCGAAAGCTGGATGCCCTGGAAGATATCGTGGAGGCTGCCTGCGGGCATCCGGTGCTGGTGTTCTATAACTACAGGCATGATTTTGAACGGCTTAAGGAACGGTTCAGGATGTATGAGCCGCGAACAATACAGGGCAGTCAGGATATACAGGATTGGAACGCTGGTAAAATCCAGTTGCTACTGGCCCAGCCGGCAAGCATGGGGCACGGGCTGAATATACAGGCCGGAGGGCACATTATAGTCTGGTTCGGGCTGAACCCTAGTCTGGAACTGTATCAGCAGGCAAACGCCCGGCTGCACAGGCAAGGGCAGACGGAGGTGGTCATTATACATAGGCTGATCACTACTGGCAGTGTGGATGAGGATGTTATAGCAAAGCTGGAAGCGAAGGACCAGACACAGGAGAGTTTGACAGATGCGCTTAAGGCAAGAATCAAAGCGGTTAAGGAAGGAAAGAAAAAATGATGATAGATAAGAGTGCCAGGATAAGGGCAATAGGCCAGACCACGGGAACCCTTGATAAGAAAAACAGGCAAATTCGAAAAGTGGATTGTCAAGGATGCGGAAAAGAAATAAAGTCAACAGACGATTTAAGCGAAGTCGAATATGTAAAGACAAAACGTGGATCGGAGTTCTTCTTCCACACGGTTTGTAGGGATAAAGTCTGGCAGCACGGGATTTGTTGAGGAAAGGAGAACCTATGTGGTTTCTTGAGTTTTGCAGGAAGTATCGGGAAAAATTAATTGAATGCGGGGCCGCACGTAAGGGGGGGGTGTTCAGCGCGTAAATGAGGATTTAGGCCAGTAGGCCGGAAAGGAGCAGGCATGGAAGATTTAACATTTGAGATACG